GTAAAGAATCTAAGACCCCTTACCCTTATTTATATCACTTAATTTAATACAAGATTACATCAAGTTTGTAACAAGACATCGTCTGTAATAAACATTAGTATTATAAGTGAGTGATCCATCACTAGAAGCAGCTGTTCCAGTAGAGAAAGGATTAGACACCATACCATAACGTGTCTTAAATCCAATCTTTGGCTGAAAGTTGTTCTCACCAACCGCACGTACCATTTGTAGTGGAACGTATGGGCAGTAGAAAAGTCCTGCATCATATGCGCTAGAACCTTTATATCCTAGTACAAACCAATTTGTATCTTGGATTGTTGCATATGGATCAACATATACTTTATAACGACCGTTAAGAGTACCAGCAAAAGTTGATTGTGTATCATCAACATTCAAGGAATCGTTACCGGAAAGAGCAGGTGTGTAATCAAGTACACCAGCCATTTGCAGTGCGGAAGCAACATCCGAAGAGGTCATAAGGATATTACCTTTTCCTCGACGTGTGTCATGCCCAATAGCATTAGCTTCGCGCTCGATTTGGAACATCAAACCCTTAAATTTTTCAACCATCCAACGACCATTTGAATCTACATCCATATCGAATGTACCGGCAGTTGCAACGTTTGTTTGGGCACCAGTTTTGGCATTACCATAAATTGTGCGGATAACTTCGCGGTTAATTTCAGCCAAAATTTCTGAACTCAAAATATTTGAAAGTTCAGTTTCAGCATCAAGACCATGAATTGCTTTTAGATCTTGCGCGAGTTCCATTGTGTACTCACCTTTGAGCGCACGTGTTTTCGCTGTAACAGTTACCTTATCAATTGAGAAGGCCATTTCAGCAAAAGCGTTTGCAGCTGAATCGCCAAGTGCTTCACCAGTCGCTGTAGTCATTCCGCGACCAGGTAGATAAGCAGTTGAACTTGAAGCAGCAGCCGCTGGGTTACCATTAGCTGTATGTGCAGATGTTGCAGCAGCATTTCCACCAGACACACCAGAATCGGCTTCACTGAAAAGTGATTCTGATCCGGTTTGACTTGCATAACGGGACTTCATGGCGAAAATTAAGCCAGTAGGACCTGTCATAGGTTGAACACCGCAAACATCGTATGCGATTAAAAGAGGCATACTTCTGCGAACTAAAGAAATAAGTACGGGATCATAGCCCTTAATATTTCCAGCGGTTGTACCCATTCCGGCACCAACTGCGTTCCCAGGAGCGTCCTCAAATAAAATTGAAGATCCGCCTTCTTCCATAATTGATTTTTCCTCATTCTCTAACAAAACAGCTGTAACTGCTTTCCTATAAGAATCTTTAATTGCAGGAAGATCAGGATGGTCGAGTACGGGACTCCACTTTTCTTGTAAAGTTTCAGACAAATACATTGTTATTCTCCTGTATGTATCATTTAAATTAATTTAAAAAAAATATTTAATTATCTAACATGTCTTGAAATAGCCGACATATAGTGTTCCATACCTTCTTGTATGGGTGTTTTGTCAATTTCTTCTTCATCATTTTGTGTTTCGATATCTTCGACCAGAGCAACTTTCTTATCTTCCGATGGAAAGTAATTTTCTTTAAGGACTTCTACTTTTTGTTCGTAATCCTCTGCATTGTCAGCATCAACATTTTCAGCTAATTCTGCAACTTTTTCTTTCTGGGTCTCAGTAAGGTTTTTCGTCAGAGACGATAAAACTTTTTCTTTTTTAATTTTTGTGAGTTCTGTTTGAGTCTCAATGTTTTTACTAACTTGTTCGTTTAGTTCTTTTTCTAAACCTTCAACTTTGTCAAACAGATCGTCTACTACATCAACCTTTTCTTCTGGAATTGTAATATAGTGTTCTGTGAAAAGATTTTTTAGTCCAACGAGGAACCCTTCGGTCAATTCTGAGCGAATTCCTTTTTCAATGGCTAATTGATTATCTTTTACCCATTCTTCGGAAACATAGTTGAGATAATTATCAACTTTTTCTACGATTTCTTGGATATATGAATCAAGTTCTTCAGTTAATTGTTCTTGCATTTGCTCTTCAAGTTCTTGTTCCTTGCCGAGAACAACTTGATTAACTTTAGCTTGAACAGCTGCTTCGAAAATGGTACTAGCTTTAGATTTAAACGCATCAGAAAGATCTTCACCTTCGGTTAAAGCATCGATATCATCTTGAACATCAAGTGGCTTAGAATCTTCTACTTCTTCAGAACCCTCTTGAATTGATAGGGAACTAAGAATAGATTCAAAATTAGTTGCAATCTGATCTTTTTTCAGTTTGCCTAATTTTTCATAAACTGCAGCCATCATTCCAGATTTGGTTTTTGGCAATTCTGCAATTTCTTCTTTTACTTTAGCCATTGGTTCGCCCTTATCAGAGTTCTTAGCTTTTCCCTTAACAGGATTACCCATTGCAGTTCCGGAACCTTTAACTTCGGCTGGCGGTGAAACATCCGCGGCTTTTTCGCCTTTTGGTCCTTCACCATCTTTACCACCTTTATTAGGTGCGGGTTGATTTTTACTATCCTCTTGTACCTTACGTGCTTCCTGAACAAGACCTATCTCTTCCAACAAATCATCAGTCTCAGTGGCCGATAGCCCTTCTTCTTCGCATTTAGATTTTATTTGTTCAACGAGTTCTTCCCTTGCCTCGCCATTCAATTCTAATGCTTGCTGAGCTAATGTTTCTAGTTCGTTCACACTTGTGGCAAGAGTCTGCTGTTGTTCGGCAGTTTCTTGTTCAGACATTTGCATTCTCCTATTGCATTTATTGTTACTGTTATATTATTTATAATTTTTAAAGCCTTGACATAAACTTTTCAAATGATGAAACCAAGACATTTTCATCTGGTTTAACCTTTGTAAATTGTTTAAGTATTCCATCTTTTATTTTTTGAATATCAGCTTCATGAAGTACTCCATTATTCCAAATCCATTCTCTGCCTTCCATAATACCTTCTACGAAGGCTTGAGGTGCAGAAGGATCAGCAACAATGTCTCCAGCTGTTGCAAGATGAAAATCACTTTGGACAATTTGGGATCCACCTAATGATTTTAATGAACCCATTCCTCTTGAACTTACTCCTAATTTAGCACCCTCATCAATTAAATTTTTGACAATTTTACCGTATGGAGTTTCCATAATCTTTGCTTTTCCAACAAAGTTTGAACCATCTTGTTTGAGTTCCTTAACCATATGTGAAACTCTTTCAAGGTTTATAGTAGGCCCATCTGGATGTCCTAATTCACCAAATGCTCTATTGGTATCAATATATTGTTTTGAATATCTAGATACTTCATTTTGCATAGTCTCTAATGGATAAACGCGTCCGTTTCTATTTTTTTGTTCTGCTTGTAAAAATACACCTTTGATGTAGTAACTTTTTTGATCTGTAGAGCTATCCTTCTCTACAAGCATTTCAACGTCTTCCATTAATTCGCAAATAAGTTTCATTTAATTCCTTATCTAAGGGCAACTTTTGTTAGTAACACACCGGCATTTGCCGCAAAAATTTCATCTGTAGGATCTTTTTCAACGTATATATCTGAACCGCCTGCTAATTGGAAACTACCAATTAAAACATTACCGGCAGTTTCTACAGTAACAAGATGATTAGTAGTTGTATTATTAAACGCCCTAACACAAGTTCCCTTATCTACATTACTACCGTTCGTCGTAGATGTTGCGGCTGCAGCTGATGCGCCTAAAGCTTTAATCATTCTCATTATTAAGTATCCTAACTAGAAATGAATTGTTATATCTTTATTTATACAATTTCTTTGGTTATGATTTTATTTTTTATTATCAAACAAATTGGAACTATAATCTTTTTTTAATTCCTCTATGCGTGTTGTAGTTTTAGTTTTTAAAACATCCATAACTACATCTCGAGCTTTATATTGTCTTCCGCCCATTATATCATCGAGCATGTCTGCTATGATTTCTCTGCCTTTATTTTCCAACGTGTTTCCTTTTCGGTAAGCTATATACCCTTCCACCTGTAAGCATTTCTGGGCTAACCTCTTCCGGTTGGCCTTCTGGAGGAGGTGTTGCTCCGGGTTGCACATTAACTTGATTTGCTGGAGCTGCTACTGGAGCTCCGGGTACTTGTGGAGGCATTTCCTGGCCATCCTGTTCGGCTTCCTTAGCTTCTTGTTCTATTTCTTTTTCTATTTTCCTTTGTTCATCTGGGGTATGGTGTAGAATATTATCTTTAACGTATTGTTTAGATATGTATGTTCCTACTAATTCATCAACATCCCGCATCATATTATATCTATCGGTCTGTAATTCTTGTGATTTTAATTCAGCAAAATGATTATCTAAGGCATACTTAAACCTTATTGTTTCTCTTAATTTCGTCCATTCAGAAGTATGAATAACATTTTTAAGAATTAATTGTTTTTCCAATACTTGATAAAATAAGTGAGAAAATCTTATCCTAATTCTATCAATAAATCTTGAAAATTTTAATTCATCTCTACTAATTTCCGATGCTCTGCCTAATACAAAAGGTGTATCTGCTTCTAATCGTGATAAAGGAACATTTAATGATTGATATAATTTCCTTCTGAAATAATCAACATCGTCCATTTCACCTAGATTTTGACCGCCGGGTAAAGTAGTTATTTCTGTTCCTCTTCCACCTTCTCTCCGAGGAAGCCAATAATCTTCTAACATCGATTGATGCCGTCTATCATCTTTTATATCACCGGTTTGTGCATCGTAAACTAATTTATTTTTATACCGAGTCATAATATCTTTGAGATATTGTTCGGCTTTCATTTTAGGTAAATTACCTACGTCAATATAAAAAATTCTTCGTTCTGGTGCTCTTGCAATTCTATAAATTACAACTGCATCTTCCAACATTCTTAATTGATTTAATCCTTTAATGGCTTTATGTAAATGAGAAATGACATATTTTTTATCTTTAGTCATTACGCCTGAATGAGCCATTATAATGGAATCTGGTGCAACCTTGACTCCCATCTGACTTGGAGTCAATAAACCTCTATCATTAAACAGATAATACTCAGTAAATTTTGGTAGTTTAAATACTCCTGGTGCTTGTCTAGGATCAGGTTTTATTTCCCTAACTTTTTTAATTTTAAGAGCATCAATTAATCTGAGTTCTTGTATCCCTTGTTGTGGCTCTTTAGGATCAATCATTACATGATAATATAACCTGCCTTCAACGTACCATCTTTTAAAAATATCGTATGCTTGATTATTAAAATCGAGCATTTTTAAAATAATATCAAACTCTTCATGAATTCGATTTTGCAGACCTTTAGATAATTTTGTATCTGTTAAATCTAATTCAACTGGATTTCTATTTTGATTTGTAATAACTGCTTCTTGAAGAATATTTTCGACTGCCAAATCACATTCAGGGTGTTCGATCATTTCCCTGTATTTCATAATCAAATCTGATTCGGTTTTAGCAGAAGCTTCTAAATCTATATATGAAGCAAATGCGCCTCCGGCAGAGGTGGCCTCAACGGCACCTTCTTCATTTTCGGGGAAAGCCAGAGCTGGGATATCGGGCTTTGTGTCTCTCTCAATATTAAATCCAAATAACTTCATAATATAATTATTAATTTAAGGTTAGGCTGACTTAGTGATTTTAGCCTTAGGGTGGTAATAGTAGTCATATTGCCAATCGATTGTAAATTCTTGAATAGTGTTAACACTGTCCCAATTTAAATCGATCGCGGACATGTTAGAAGGCCAACAATTAACAAAATGCCACTTTTGATCAGACTTTCCATCTTTTTTATACATCTCTAATGTTATGTCGGTGGTATAAGTACTGCGGGTAGCGAAAAGATTAGTACCAGTTACATTTGTTGAGGCTCCGTTAAGATCCTCTAACCATGATACCATTCCATTATAAAGTGCATAATCTTCATCCTGCACAACTGTTGTAGTTAGTGGTCCGAATTCTCTACTCTCACCAGCTACTTTTATATTTCTACCAAAATATGGAACTTCAATTGCAGTAATTGTTGATGCGGGAATCTGGGATGCTTTGCACATATATTGCCAATCTGTAAGACCGGTATATTTGGACTTAGTCATAGTGCACCACATTAAGTTAGTTCGTGCGCCGCCACCTTTTAATTTGCTAGTGAAAGTATTTACGTTAAAATCTGCCATTCTTTTTTCCTATTTTATCCAGTGCTTACGCAGAGGCGCCCATTGCCTGCCAATAATCATACGCCCAAGTGATAGAATATTCCATTATAGAGTCGTTAGGTTCCCAGTTAACATCAACTTGATCTAAGGAAGTAGGAAAACAATTAACAAAATTCCAACCAGGGCCGGATTCATTCCCGGTTTTTGAAAATGTTGTTAAATACATCGTTGAGGTATAACCAGTGAGTTTTGCCATGTGAGATGAAGTTCTGACATTGCCGGCGTGAGAATTTAATTTACCCATCCAACTTTCAACTTGATTCCTAAACGCATATCCTTCATCATTTATAACAGTGGTTGTAACATCTTCATATGTTCTGTTGCCAGGCAATTTTACTGCGCGGCCCATATAATTAACAGTTGACACTCCTACGGAATTAGTAGGAATTTGAATTCCCTTACATATAAATTTAAACTGTGCTAACTCAACCCCGTCCGGAGCATCTCCTTGGGGAGTGATGGAGACGTTAAACAAAGATGCTCTTGCGCCCCCGTCAGTCAATTTTGCTATAAAAGAATTAGTTCCGTCTACTACAAATCCTGCCATTTTCTCTTCCTTCGTATATTAATTATAATTAATATTATTTATACGATTTTTTATATTATTTATACTGCGTTTACAACTTCTTCAAATTCAACGCCACTTCTTACAGCAACGAAGTTCAGCAATACAAAGTTAATGCTCTTAGTTGGTTTAACAAAAATACTACCAATAAATTCATTTCGATCAATAACCTCTTGAGTGTTATTAGATTCGTCACAAACTACTGCGAAATCTGTTATGCCCCCTCGTCCCTGAATATCTCTGAGAAAAGGTTCAACTGAAGAAACAAAACTGGATCTGGTAAAATCATCGTTGAATTCAAACATTGAAAATCTAGCAAAATTTGCAATTGATTTTTCTAATGTGATAAAAAGCCTTCTAACGTTGATCCTATCAAATGCTGATGGTTTAGCTAATAGAGTTTTATCTCCAAATAACAATGTTCCTTGTCCTGCGAAAGAAACAACCGGATTTACACCATTTTTATAAAGTAAATCTCTTTGTGTTTTATTTGGATTCCATGCTAACCTAGCAACATTTTTAACTTGACCTCTATTGAATCCTGCTGGCGAGAAGAAAAAATCTCTATCAACAGTGGTTCGAACAACCAATCCTGCAATATCTGGATTCAATGGAATATATCTGAAAGTATCATTATATTTGTCGTATTGATATTTCCATCCACAGTCTATAACTGAATAAGAAGAACTAGGTAATAGATTTCTAAAATCATTAACCGCGCCTACTTCTGAACCATCATTATTAACAACATCGGCTTGCTCCGGTGAAATAAAGACCATACAATCTTTACGCACTTCTGCGATATTACTAATAAGATATGAATTTACAACTGTTGATTGAGCTCCAGTTATAATCAAGGATACATCAACATCCTCAGCTGATTTAAATTTATCATACCCCCCGATAATATTGGCATCGGTTAATTCTTGTCCATCTGCACCACCCGACATACTAGCCGTCATGTTAATCCTGTTACATGTATAAGCTGGCTTAGATGCGGAATTAGCTGATGTTCCCCATGCTGCTGTATTAGGAGCTGTGTCGGCGCCTGTACTATTAGGATGCTTCATCCACCAGATATATTTGGACCGTCTATTAATTGCCTCTTTATAATAAAGTGCTTGACCGTCTTCTGATTTAGCATCGCTAGCTACTGATAAAGCTGGGAATATTTCTAGAACAGTTCCTTTAACACCTGTCCATTCTCCGTCTTCATCTATTATAATTACATGAACTTCATCATTTGTCACATCCCTACGAGTTGCAAAATCCGAGGTAGTTGGTGCATAGTCGAAATTACTAGCAAATTCCCATTCTCTTTCCCATTCAACCGAAGTTGTTATTGCCGCGGCGCTTGGTGATATTGATGTTGATAAAGTTGCGCTTGTGTTACTTGTAATGGCCGACACTGAAAGTGTTTCGCCACTAATTGTAACTTTATCGCCTACTGTAAGTTGTAGATCGAAATATGTGCCTGTTCCGGTCATTACTTTTCTTGCAGTATCAGCAACCTGAACGGTTCCCATAATAGGGCCCCATCCTTGTTCTCTTTCGCGGAAATGCGATGAATGTGCTCTTGTAAACTCAGTTGCTCCGGTTACATCGGTATTTGCAGAAGATTGAACTGTCATTCCTGAATCAGTACCAATTGCGGTTACAATATAATAACTGGAGGAATTGTGATATAGAACATCATTTACTTGTAATTCTGATGTGAATGCTGTTGATGTTCCTGTGACTGTTCCTTCTGTTCCGGAAAAAGCAATTATTGCTGTACCTGTTAGTGCGGCTGCTCCAACATCAGAGCCACATAAAGATACTTTCATTGAATTACCTAATTCGCCGGCAAATTTAGATGCGAATTCCCCAAAATCAGCTGAAGGACCTGATCCTCCGAATTCTGAGTAATATGTATTGTAATAAGATTCGTCGCTTTTAATTAAAACTGCGTTTGCTGAATCTGTGGTTGCGTTATACGCTGATGAATTTGCTACTCGAACAACATTTAAATTTTGTCCGTAGGCCAAAAAATTCGCCGCTGAAAAAAAACTTAGATATGTTGAAGAGTCAGGCTTCTGGAAATTTTCAATTAATAGATCTTCACTGCTTACATTAACAATTTTATCTATAGGTCCCCAGCGAAAAGCCCCAGCAAAAGCACCTGCAGTGGTTCCGGTCTCAGGTACTATGGTAGTTAAATCTATTTCGCGTGTAACTACACCTGGACTTACTGTAAATGCCATCTTCTTCTCCTGTAATTCGCTGAAATATTTATTAAGTTCATATACTATTTGTTACTATGATTATTTATAGAAATCAACTCTTCATGCACCCCATACGTTATGGCCTGCTTCTTCTAGTGATCGATCCGTTCTTTCTACTGACCATCTTGTTCCAGTATCATCAACGATTGTTTCTTGTTCGATGCCGTCATCAATAAATCCGAAGGGTAAATATGATTCGTCTATTTCTTTCATTTTTTCATGATACATCTTTTCTCTTAAATCAAAATCTGTTAATTCTTTAAAATATTGCTGATTTGTTAACCATGCAAAGATCACAAGAGTAATGACTAAATCATCATGATGCCCTTCTTCTGCTTCATATGATTCTTTTTTTGCTGAGAAAGATGTAAGTTCATATATTATATCATAATCTGTAATTATGAGTTTGTCTTCTTCTATTAAATTCTTTAATGTTTGGCATCCTAATCGTTTAACTTGTTTTGTAGTTCTTACTCCCCACTGAGCATTTTTTCCAAACCCTCCACCTAATTGCTGACCACCACGACCTTTCCAATTCATCATTAACATATTTTCATATTCCATATCCTGATGAAGAATTACCGCGACTTGTTCCCCTATATCATTAACCTCTACTAGTACGAATGCGTTATTGTAATGTTTTGCGGCTTTATAAATAAAGTTTGGATATAACATTGGAGAAATTTCATTATCTCTGTATTTTGCAACTACCTTATAGGGCAGGCTTGTGCTATCAATAACAGTGAAAGCGGAATAATCTAATTGTAATCCTTTTGCTGTATCGCATACTATTGTATAAGTATGCTTTTCTATTGGTTGTTCAAATATGTCTAAATTTTCATAAGTATGGACTGGTGTTTTAAATGGCATAGATCTTAATTTTGAGCCAGATATTAATGTTCTTGTACTGCCAATAAATTCAGTTTCAAATTCTTGAGAAAATTGTCTCTCGCTTGTATTGCGAATGGTCTCTTGTTTCCATGCCTGGTCTCTGCCTGGAATTTCAGACCAGTGAACTTCGATGGGTATATAGTTACTTCTTTTTTCTTCTGAATCCACCCACATTTTATAAAATTGATTTAAACCGAGTGGTGTAGATACTATAAAAACTTTTGTAGTTTGCCCGGAAGATATTGTAGGATAAACTGAAGTAAAAAATTCTTCTGCTAATTCTTTCGGAACGTGTGCGAATTCATCTAAGAAAATAATATTAAAAGATGAACCCCTTACCGCCGAAGATGATGTGGCAGCAGCTAATACTTTTGAACCATTCTCTAATTCAATGTTACCTTTATTCCATGCTAATATACCTTGCTGTAACCATATGGGTAAATTTTCATACGACAATTTTAATCTATCCAATAATTCTCTAGCTAGGGATCCTTTATTGGCTAGTACACCTACTTGAACATTTTGGTTGAAAAGTATATAATGTAAAAAGAAGGCTATGATAGTTGTTGATTTTCCGGATTGCCGAGGCATCTTACATATCACAAAACGATTATCATGAAATGTTTTTACCATATTCTCTTGAAAAGGGTAGAGATCGAAATCTACTAATCCCCTATCAACATGAATAATTTTTACATATTGTTTAATGAAATAAACTGGATCGTCGTGGCATTTAATATATTCAGATAGTTGTTCCTCAGAAAATTCTACTGGAACATTTGATGATTTAAGTTTTGGATTTCCTAGGTAAGAAGTACCCATATATTATCTACTTTAATATATTTTTCCAATCAATGGAATTATCAAGTTTTGGATTAATAGATTTGAGAAATTCATCACCGGTTTCACTTTCGCCATTGCGAGTATAAATTACTTCTGTTTTACGAATTTCTTTTCTGATTGTTGTCCCGTTTGATTCTTTTATTGAACGCTGATGTTTTCTTAAATTTCGTACTTTTATATGTTGCATTAATAACCTTACCGACCGGATTTCTTATGTATGGTCATATTTTTTCGCGCTTGTTTTATTCTTTTAGGTTCATCTCTTATTATTTGTCGTCTCATTGGTTTCATTTTTCTATTAATAATCGCCGCTTTCATCCCCTTCCACATTTTTCTTTTTCTAATTCCAGCTGCTCCTTTTGCTTTCATTATATTAGAAGGTATAACTTGTCTTTGGGTTCTGTTCCGTGTAGAGGTTGTTATTTTAGTTGCAGTTTTTCTTCTTAGCTGTGATCTTTTCTTTTTTAATTTAAAAGATTGTCTTTTATTTCTTATTTTTGATTGTCGACCTAGCTTTCTCATTCGTTGAGTGTACTTAGCAGCACTTTCTTTTTCAAATAAAAAGTCTTCCCCAAGTCCTAAATCTTCCATTTCAATCCATTCAAAGAAATCAGACATCATATTGGCGTCTTCTACCTCTTCAATAAATTCTAATATTTCTTCATCCACACTAGAATATTCTTCATCTAACTTAGAAAGTTCTTCGAATGATAACATAAGTTCCTATCTTTTAAAAAAAGTGGCCGGCTATTACACTGATTAAAGTAAGTATGATTGCGACCGCACTTGTAAGAATAATTCTATTTTGTTTTGTTTGTTGTTCCATTAGCCATTCTTTCATATCATCTATGCTAGATTTGACTTTATCAATTCTTTCGTGTATTATTAATCTATCTTCTTTAAATGTTTCTTTTAATTCATCGTATTTTTCCTCCAACCTTGCATACCTTTCCGCACACAGATCAACGTGCGTTTCAAGACTGGATTTTTCCGTCTGACTGGCCATAGAATCCCGAATTTAAAAATTAATTTAGGCTTGAAGATTCCAGTTGTTCCATCTCTTTATGCTCTGGATCATCTTTATCTTTAAACCAGTAGTCCGTGGCTTTACTAAGCACCGCCACATACGCCCCTACCATAATATTTATTAGATCGCGACTTGCGTCGGGCAAGTCTTCCATAAAGAGTAACCATATTAAAAATAAAAAGGTTAGTACTACAATTAGGGACAATGAAAATCTTGCCCACCAATTCATTTTCTTCCGACGTTCAGTTCCTTCAAATATTAATGCTTTCATTGGTTCACCTTCCCATAATTTATCTTTACTGTGTGAATACATCTCGTCAATAGTATTTATCTTATCATCATCAAGACGTTCTTTTTTGCTAAGTATATTGCTCATTTTATCACTCTCTATTAGGCGTTCCAAATGGCGACGTAATATTCATCCCCATCAATTTCAATTTTTATTCTACCATCACTCATAATTTTCCTCTAATTAAACTTATATCATATTTATAAATTTCTGTTTAATAAGAATTATTCGGTCCTACTGCTTGTTCGCCATCTGTACACCCTTCAGAATTATATCTACTTTGTCTCCATGAATTTTTGTCTTCATTATATCTCATCCATAATTGAGTTCCATGGGAATTGCAATATTGTACGTATATT